AAAAAAAGAGTTTCGTTTCAATTAATCCAGGCATCGCAAATCATGTCAAACCTAAAAAAACCAGAATGGCTGATTGAAAATGTTTGTGAGCGTGATTCTGTTATGGCTATATTTGGTAAACCAAAGTCAGGTAAAAGTTTTATTGCCGTTGATATGGCGGCAAGCTTGTCTTTAGGGATCCCTTTTCATGGCCATAAAACAAATCAAGCAGCTGTGGTTTACGTTTGTGCAGAGGGAAATCGCGGTATTGCACGAAGGCTACACGCCTTTCAATCTTTGCATAAACAAAATTTGACCGATGCTCCTTTATTGTTATCGACCAGGGGAGCAAGAATGTTGGACGAAAAAGATCATCAAATGTTGAAAGATAACATTGACCTTGCCCAGGATAAATATGGACAGATTGGCATGATTGTCATTGATACTTTGGCTAGATCTATGAACGGGGATGAGAACAGCACAAGCGATATGAATGCGTTTATAGAAAAGGTTGACGATCTGAAAGATTCATACAGTGCAGCAATTAATTTAATACATCATACAGGGCATGGGACAAGTCAACGTGCCAGGGGATCTTCTGCATTGCCTGGAGCGTTAGATTGGGAATACAGATGTGAGAGAAAAGATATGGGTACAGATATGTTTCTTACTCTGGAACAGACATTGGTGAAGGATGGTAATCCTATGAAACCTCTTAACTTTAAATTTGTAGAACAACGCCTGCCCTTTTTCGATGATATGTCTTCTGGTGCATTACAGATAGTTGAGCAAGAAGATATGCCTAAAGAAAGGTTATTAAGTGACAGTGAAAATGTTATCTACGAATTAATAAGAGATTACCAGGCTAAAAGTAAAGATCCTGTAAATGCCTGGTTAAGACATAAGGACATCAAAGATCTCTGCGATGTTCCTAAATCTACAATGTCTACCGCTCTAAAAAGATTGATCGATGACGACAAATTAATCAAGACAGATCTTGGTTACAAAACAAAAGAATTTGAATCAGAAGAATTTAATGAATATAAATAGAAAAGCACTTAAAGAAGCTTGCACCGATACATTCCTGGCGCTGCCTATCAATTGGTTTCTGTCGTTCAGCACCCTGGCTATTTTAATTTATTTTGGCATTTCTCAGGCTTTTTTGATGAGTATTGTGCAGGTTACTGTGCTTACCGTCTTTTCAGTTATACGAAAGTACCTAATAAGAATTTATTACTTAAAACAGGATAAAAATGTTTAGTCCAGGTTTGGTCTCATTTTGGTCTTATTTTGGTCGGCAATCTATGGTTTTTTGGTCTAGGTCGGGATGTATCTCTATACATCCGACCACCGACCAAGATCTCGACCAACAGAAAATTAATTATGTTTGAAGACGAAACTTTAAGAATGATTGAAGCAGTTAATGCTATGAAAGTGGCTTTAATTAAGGCTTACGGCGTTAAAGAACCTTATAAATTAGCTGCTTTACCATTCCAAAAAAAGTTTGTGAAAGCATCGACCAAGTATGACCAAGCCATTTCCTTTGATTCTGACGCTGAAATACAGGCTATGTGCGCCATGATGGTAAGAGCCTATAAAGCCCTGGAAGAACAACTAATCAAAGAAAACGTATCAAGGATCCCTGTCGACACCTGGATCTGTGAACATAAAGAATCGGGCAAAAAAGTCATCATTTGCGAAAAGAAAGAGCAGACTCTAAAAGTCATTGAAGATTCAGATTTTGATTACCTGGTTATGTCAGCAGAAGAACTGCTCAATACGATACCCCTAGACATCTTTGAAATCCGCCATAACTTAAAAACATCAACAATAAAAAACGTAAGACATGAGCCACATAATCAATGACAAGATCTTAGAGGATCTATATGAAGAAGCTATAGCGCAAGGACTACCTTACGAGGCTGCAATTGCTTATGCTTTAGAAAAATTTGAGGAGCTGCCAGATGGATAGCATTACTGATTTAATAAATGAAAAAGGAATTGATTACGGTGACCCGCATTATTTTTTCAGTCAATTAGCTAAAGTGTGGTCAGGTTTACTTGACCGCGAATTAACAGCAAGCGATTGCGCTGTGATGATGTTAGCTTTCAAGACGGTTCGTTTGATGAACAACGGCGATATCCAGGACACATATCAAGACATCCAAGGATATACAAAAATTGTAGAGATCTTAAACGATGTCGCAGAAGACTAAGCAATGCACTGTATGTCTGCGTCACTTAGAAAAAAAAACCGACTTCGAACATAGCAAACATAGTAAAGGAGATTTTGTTAGATCTATTTGTAGAGTCTGTCACCAGGCACAACGCAACGCTAATATCAGCAAAACGCCAAAAAAATACTTAAAAGCACTGAGCATATCTTTGAAATCATCCAGGACAACTGGGCTAAAAAGTTTTGAATGGGACATAGAACACGATTACATCTATAGGCTTTGGGAAATGCAAAACGGTAGATGTGCCATGACTGGCCACCCTATGACCTGGTATAGAGGTGTCGGTGGCAGTAACTATAACGCAAGCATCGACAGAAAGGATCCAGGACAAGGTTATGTTGTCGGTAACATCCAATTAGTATGCAACGCAATCAATTTTATGAAAGGCACATTAACCGATGCAGAGTTCATTTGGTGGGCAAGATCTATAACGCTCAACAAAGATAGCTTTACAAATGACGATGATTAGTGTTGTAAAGAATCAAATACAACTATTGACAACTTTACAGAGAGCAATATTTTTAAATAACTAGATGTTAAAGCATTGTTGGAGACCTGAAGCAACTCACTCCTATAGTTCATTCTAAAACACAGGTCTCCAACTCCTAGCTAATAATATATGAGCAGAAAAATAGATAACCCCGAATATAGAGAAAAAGTTAAATCAATGGTTGATGCAGGCATGAGCAGTCACGATGTAAGTATGCGATTAGATTGTCACCCTTCCACTGTTCGCAAATGGTGTAAGGAGTTTGGTTTTGAACTCAAAGCTAAATCATGCTGGCGTGCTTATGGTAATAAGCGCAAAGGTTAGTAGTGCAACTTGATATCTCTCACGACATACAAAAGCTGACCAGGAAGCTTGATTATGTCCAAAAAGCACAGATACCGTTTGCTACATCAAGAGCATTGAACGATGTTGGTTTTCACATAGCTGCAAGTGATAAAAACCCTAAAGGATTTAGAAGATCAGCTGATAGAAGGTTTGAAGGCGGTGCAGAAAAATACACAAAAAGCGGATTCAGATATACCAAGTCTTCTAAAAAGAATTTGAAAGTAATTGTAGGGATACATCCTGACAGAGAAGATTATATGACCTTACAAGTAGAAGGTGGAATCCGAAAACCAAAAAGGACATACGTACCAGTCTATAAAGAAGTCGACTTTAACGAACATGGAAATATAAAAAGATCAACGATAACAAAAATAAGGAAAGGTAAAAATATTTTCAAAGGTGTTCCTAAAAATCAAAACTTGCCACGTGGTATATATGAGAGACATCAAAATAATACAAGAATAAAACCTCTTGCTTATCTTAAAGATACCACGCGCTACAAAAGCAAATATCCTTTATATGCAATAGTCAAGAACAACGTCAGATCTAGGCGTATAGGTTTTGCAGACAATTTTAAAAGACGTTTGAAAGATGCCTTGCGCTCAGCAAATTAATAGGTTCTTTGTAGCTATTTACACTGTGGGTGATTGCGTGGCGCAGTGTTTTTTTAGACTCAGGCCAAAAATGTTTAGTTAAATTTTAAATGGCCAAGAAAAGAGAAGTCATATCGGTAGATCCAGAAAAACGTAAAAATAAACGTACTTCTATTGGATCTAGTCGTAATTCTTACCCAAGAAATAAGCATAAACGCAAACAATACAAAAAATATCGTGGACAAGGCAGATAAACCTAAAAAATTAGTCACAAACAAAGAATTAGCAGTGCATTTAGATCTATCAGCACCGTATATTTCAACTTTGATGAAAAATGGGATCCTGCCTGCACAAAAAAGCAGAGAAGGCGTAGATATTGATCATTGCAGGATTGCTTACATAAATTACTTGCGATCCAAAGCTAGATTACATCTAAAAGATGGATCAGGAGATATAACAGAAGAACGTCTGCGCCTGGTAAAAAACCAAGCCGATCAAAAACAGTTAGAAGTAGCAGTTATGGCTGGCAACCTGGTAGATGCAGAAGACGTTATTTCAACCTGGCAAAACATGATAGGTAATTGCAGAAGTAAGCTTTTGAACATTCCTGCAAAGATAACGCATCAAGTTATTGGTTTAACTGAGTATGCGGAAATTGAAGATTTAATTACTAACGAGGTACATGAAGCATTAAATGAACTTGCAAGAGATCCACTCCCAGAAGCAGCTAAAAAAGATCTGGGAGCAGTCGATTCTGACGTTCCAGGCTCCGAAGCGGCTGAAGGTTAGTGATTGGGCTGATAAATACAGAGTTCTGACTAGTGAATCTAGTGCAGAGAGTGGTAATTGGCGCACAAATCGTGCCGAATATCAAAGAGAAATGATGGATGTCGTAAATGACAGATCTATAGAGGATGTTGTCATTATGACGGGAGCGCAAATAGGTAAAACTGAGATCCTGGCCAACATTGTAGGATTTCATATTGCACATGATCCAGCTCCTATCCTTTTTGTCATGCCATCTTTAGAAATGGCTAGATCCTGGTCAACACAAAGATTTGCCAAGATGATTGCAGCTTCGGATGCACTCAAAGATAAAATCAAAGATACAAAATCCAGGGATAGCGGCAACACGATACTTTCCAAAAGCTTCCCAGGGGGATTTATTGCCATGACGGGATCTAACAGTCCTGCATCGTTAGCATCCAGGCCATGTCGCCTCGTGCTTTTAGATGAGGTAGATAGATACGTTCCCACCGCAGAAGGAGACGCTGTAAATCTTTCAAAAAAGAGAACATCTACGTTTTGGAACCGTAAAATCATTATGACATCAACGCCAACGGTAGATGGTGCATCCAGGATCCAAGATGCCTGGGAAAAATCAGATAAGCGTCATTATCATGTGCCATGTCCCGAATGTAATCAGTTACAAAAATTAGAATGGGCAAACGTACATTGGGATGATGATGTCGAAGCACACATGGTTTGTATTCATTGCGGATCTCTCATAGAAGAAAAAAATAAAGTGTGGATGATTCGTAACGGTAAATGGATTGCAGAAGAAGAGACTTACAAGACAGCTGGATTTCATTTAAACGAATTGTATTCGCCCTGGCGTTCCTGGAGTGAAGTTGT